AGTATTGACATTGAAATTGGGTAGAGTCGGAGTTCCGATGATAGTAACGAACCACACATATGATGTGATTGGTTCTATGTTCCCTCAGAAAGAAATGGGTGGTGGTAGTGGACTGAAATATGCAGCTTCATCAATCATATTCTTATCTAAGAAGAAAGAAAAAGAAGGTACTGAAATTATTGGTAATATCATTCATTGTAAGAATGCAAAATCAAGATTGACAGTTGAAAACAGAATGGTTGACGTAAGATTATCCTACGATAAAGGGTTGGACAGGTATTACGGGTTACTCGATATGGCATTAGCATTTAATGTCTTTACAAAAGAGGGAACTCGTGTTAAACTACCTACTGGTAAAACAGAATTCGGTAAAACGATTAACAACAACCCCGAAAAGTTCTTTACTCCTGAAGTAATGGAAGAACTAGAGACACACGCACAAGGATATTTTAAGTATGGAACAAACGATAAGAATAGAACAGACAATACTGAAGAACCTTCTTCAGAGTGATTCATTTGCACGGAAAGTGCTCCCCTTTGTAAAGTCGGAATACTTTACCGAGACCGATGAAAAGACTGTATTTGAGGGAGTAGTTGACTACTTCGAAAAATACACTAAGACTCCTACAATGGAGGCACTTCTCATAAATTTAGAGAACAATACTAGTCTACAAGACAATGTATTAAAATCCTCTAAATCTATTGTTAAGGAGATTGGGAACTCATCAGAAGAAACCCCACAAGAATGGTTAATAGACGAGGCAGAAAAATGGTGCAAAGATAGAGCTATCTACATCGCTGTCATGGACTCTATTGAAGTACTTGATGAGAAGTCTAAAAGGTCTCGTGGAGATATTCCTGAACTACTTAAGGATGCACTTTCCGTGTCTTTTGATACTAATATTGGTCACGACCAATTAGAAGATGCAGACGACAGGTGGGAATTTTACCATACTGAAGAAGAGAAGATTCCATTTGACTTGGAATACTTCAACAAAGTTACTAAGGGTGGCTTACCCAATAAAACCTTGAATATCTGCCTTGCAGGAACAGGTGTGGGTAAGTCCCTATTCATGTGTCATATGGCATCAAGTCATTTGATGATGAACAAGAATGTATTATACATTACATTAGAAATGTCGGAAGAGAAGATTGCAGAAAGAATTGATGCAAATACCTTAAATATTCCTATACAAGATTTGGGTGATATCACCAAGAATATGTTTGGTAAAAAGGTAGATAAACTTAAGGACAAGACAAAAGGTAAACTTATTGTTAAAGAATATCCTACTGCATCTGCTCATGTTGGTCACTTTAGACATCTATTACAAGAATTGGATATCAAGAAGGACTTCAGACCCGATATGATATTCATTGATTACTTAAACATATGTGCATCACATAGAGTGAAGCCAGGTGCTGGTGCGAACTCTTATACTCTTATTAAGAGTATTGCAGAAGAGTTGAGAGGACTTGCAGTGGAGTATAATGTTCCAATCATGAGTGCAACTCAGACTACAAGAAGTGGTTATGGTTCAACAGATGTAGAACTTACAGATACCTCAGAGTCATTTGGATTACCTGCAACTGCAGACTTTATGTTTGCACTAATCTCCTCAGAAGAATTAGAAGAGTTAGACCAAATGGTAGTCAAACAGTTAAAGAATAGATACAACGACCCGACAATATTTAAGAGATTTGTTATCGGTGTTGATAGAAGTCGTATGAAACTCTATGATTGTGAACAAGAAGCTCAAGAAGAATTGATAGAGAACACTGGAATAGACGATTCTATCCCAGTCGCAGATAGAGGTAGAATGGGAAATAAATACGGAGACTTCAAAGTTTGACCTAAATAGAAGTATGAAGAAGAATTTAAAATCCCAAGAGGTTCTAGATTCGCTTTCGAGGAAAGTAGAATTGAAGATAGCACTAAGAGATGCAAAGAAATTGCACGATGACGAGAAGGTTGACATATTATCTAAAAAAATTGGTAAAATAGAGTCCAAATTGTCCTCGACACCTTTGCAAAAAATATAAATAAACTTATAATCTCAAACAACACCATAGGAAATTAAGAATGGCATTAACAGAAGGGGTGACCCACACACAGGCAGATTGCGATACATATCTTGCTGAAATAACAAACTTTCAAAACACCCATGATTGGATGTCGGGTGTATCTAAGACATACTCCATGACAAGAAATGATTGGAATGGCACCGAATTAGTTTTCGAAAGTAACTATGACTACACTGGTGCAGGTGCTCTAGACTTCTATCCTGCATGGAGAGTTGAAAACCCTTCCGTAACTGAAGTTGGTTCAGACCAAGACTCTCATACATGGGAACAGTGGGACTACTTCACTAACAGACGTTCAGATTGGGATGCCGAAGCTGCCACATTAGGTGAAGACCTAGGGGAGATGAGAAATCATCACGCAGAAATGCTTGCGTCAATACCCGAATAACTTACACTAAGTAGTATACAACGCACCAAAACAAAACAACCCAGTTGTTTCAGGGGTCTACAAGACCCCTTTTTTGTGTCCATACCTTTTTAATTAACTAAATAGTAGACAAACCTATAAAAAGGGTGTATACTTACAATATTAATTGCAACAGACTAAACTTATGGCTGGAAAGAACTTACATTTAGAACACCTCGAAGACGAAATCATTAACAATGGTATCGCAGGTGGTCGTGCATCAATCAATTTCTTAAGAGAGTTAAGAGATATGATGAAAGGTAATGCATCGGGTCGTGTCAACATGACTGTTAAGTGGGACGGTGCTCCTGCAATTTGGTGTGGGCCTCACCCCGAAACAGGAAAATTCTTTATCGCAAAGAAATCATTATTCAATAAAGGTGGTGGACTTTTCTATTCTAGTATAAAAGAAATCAACGACACTTCCGACCTAAACGGTACACTTAAAACAAAATTTACGGAAGCATTCAACGCCTTTTCAGGTGTCGGAATGAAAGAAATCCTGCAAGGAGACTTAATGTTTACTTCGGGGGACAAAAGTACCACTGCAATGGACGGACAAGATTACATTACATTCCAACCAAATACAATTGTGTACGCAGTTCAGAAGGAATCAAAGTTAGGAAAAGAAATAGATAAAGCAACACTAGGTGTAGTGTGGCATACAACTTATTCAGGGTCATCCATTGAAGGACTATCTGCATCATTCGGTGCAAAACTTCCACCTGCACCATCCAAAGTATGGCAAGATGATGCAACATATAAAGACCAAACTGGTTATGGAAACATGACTGCAAGAGAAACACTTAAACTTACACAAGCACTTACTAATACAGGTAAAGCATTTCATGGTATCTCAGCAAATAACCTCAAAAAGTTCAATGACGTACAGGGAGTTCTTAATTCAAAAGGAGCTGCAGGTGCATCATACAAAACGTATACTAATACCCTTATCCGTGCAGGTAAATGGAATCCAAATGGAGCAGACTACCTTAAACACGTTGAGACTTACTGGTCAGATAAAATAGTCGCAAAAGTTAAGATGCAGAAGACTAAAGACATCAAGATACAGATTGGTAAAGATATAATGCGTGAACTAAAAAACATTAAGACGATGGTAGATAATCTCGCAAAATTCCAAGGTTATCTAATTGAGTCGAAATCACTTATTGTCACCTCTCTAAATAGAATAAAGAGTATAGGAACCTTTGTAAAGACTGATAATGGTTTCAAAGTAGTTAACCCCGAAGGTTATGTTGCAATCGATTCAGATGGAAGTGCAGTAAAACTTGTAGATAGAATGGAATTTAGTATGAACAACTTCAACGCAGCTAAGGCATGGGATAAGTAATGGATATTTACGACTTAGAAATCACTGAATCAGAATACGAAGGAAGAAAGGTTACACTTAACTCTCCTTTTCGATTACCTTCAGGTAGTAGTAAAAAATTCGGTGTCTATGTCATAAACGATAAGAAAAACGTAGTCAAAGTTACATTCGGTAGTTCAGAAATGGAAATCAAACGTGATGACCCTAAAAGACTAAAAGCATTCCGTTCAAGAATGGGTTGTGATACAGACCCAGGCCCAAAATGGAAAGCAAACTACTGGTCATGTTGGCAGTGGAGAAAGAATGCAAAGGTAGAGGACGATTTTAGAATGTCAACCTTTGGAGAGTTCCTAGGAGAAACAATTAGAGTTCCAATCAAGATTGGTGATACAGTACTCGGTGGTAAGTTCAAGAACAAAAAAATAATAGTAAAATCAATCGAGAAAAACGAAAAGGGAGACATTACCATTAATGGTAAACCCTTTATGAAATTTAGGACAATAGACCAAAATGAAAACCTTTAGAAAATTTAACGAGGCAACACAAGATAAGGTTGTATTTACTTTTGGTAGATTCAATCCACCTACTGTTGGCCACGGAAAATTAGTTGATGCATTGAAGAAAGCATCAAGTGGGGGATATGTTCCTCTAGTGTATATGTCTCACTCACAAGACCCAAAGAAAAATCCACTAGACCATGCAACAAAATACAAATGGATGAATAAGTTCTTCGGAAAAAAAGTTGGTATAGTGAACTCAAATTCAAGACAAGTGTTTCAAATTGTTACTGAGTTATATGAAAGAGGATACAGAGACCTGAGAATGGTTGTGGGTTCAGACAGAGTCAGAGAGTTCGATACTTTAATTAGAAAATACAACGGTTCAAAGGGTAAACATGGTTATTATAACTTTACTAATATTGATATCATATCTGCAGGAGAAAGAGACCCCGACTCCGATGACCTAGTGTCAGGAATGTCTGCATCTAAGATGAGAGAAGCTGCAGAGGAAGGGGACTTCGATTCATTTAAAAATGGTGTTGCATCTAACAATAAGAGAGACCAAGAATTACTTTATAAAGCAGTTCGAAATGGTATGGGTATTAAAGAAGAGACCATGCCAAACTATATGTATGAGGACTTACTTTCAGAAGGTGTTTATGACCAAGGTATATTCAAAGCAGTGTTCTTAATGGGTGGGCCAGGAAGTGGTAAGTCAACAGTGGTTGATGCACTTGCACTTAAAGTGTTAGGTCTTAAGATGATTAACAGTGACACTCACTTTGAACGACTAATGAAAGATGCAAATATGTCTATGAAAATGACCCAAACAGGTAGTGGAACGGTCAACCCTGAAAGAGATGCACTTAGAAGTAAAGGAAAGGCGATTGCAAATAAACAATTGTCCATCCACGCTCCTGCTAGATTGGGATTAATCTTTGACACTACTAGTGCAAAAGCATCCAAGATACAAAACTACAAAAAAGAATTAGATAAACTAGGTTACGAATATAAAATGATATTTGTTAAGACCAGTTTAGAACTTGCACAACGACTTAATTCAATGAGAGCAAGAACACTACCCCCTGAGATTTTAATCGCAGAACATGAAATGGTCGCTAAGAATGCAGCTGGATTTAAGAGATTATTCGGTAAGGACTTTATAGAAATCCTTAATGACGATAGTGTTAAGTCACTAGAAGCAAAATCTAGTAAATTATATGGTCAGATGTTGGGGTGGACTGCAAAGTTTCCCACCAATAAAGTAGCACTTGACTGGAAACAACAAGAGTTAACCAAGAGAAAGAGATAAATAACAATATGGATATATTAGACCAAATACTTGCCGCCCAAAAAGGTTCTCGTGATGAGAAAATCGAAACTTTTAGGTCGTTGTTTGCAGAAGATGATAAACAAGATGGAGACCCTTGTTGGAAAGGATATAAGCAAGTTGGAATGAAGAAAAAGAATGGTAAAGACGTTCCTAATTGTGTTCCTGAAGAAACAACCAATCCTATTAAGGAAGACAATGTTACAGTTAAATCTGCAAATGCAAAGGCAAAACAGATTGACGAGTTGGAAAAACTCAAAACCAAACATGAGACAGAGATTGAAGCACTTAAAGACCGTCATGAGAGAGAAAATGATAGACTCAAAGGTGCAAAAGAAAAAGAAACAGAAGATGATGCAATCGGTAAGAAAAGAGACGCACTTAGAAAAGCAAATGAAGAATTTGGTCAGACTTTACATTCATTAGAAGATTCATTAGAAGAAGGTAAGTTAGTATCAAACATCCAACACGTCATTGATACGGTTATGGGAAAGATTAGTAAGCAAGTTGGAAAAGAGATTGCAAAGAACCAAGAAAAAGGTCTTGGTATGTTAAATACTTTGGGGTCATTTGTTGGTGCAACTGTTAGTGATAAAAAACAAGACCAAGGAAAGTTGTTCCTTAAGTTTGGTGAAGAGGTAGAATTAGGAGAACGACATTCAGATGTAATGAGAAAAAGAAATCAGTCTCAACAAAAGGCACATCAAAAAGCAATGATGAAGTCTGCAAAAAAGTCTATCAAAGACTATGATGCAAAGAATAAGAACAAGAACGAAGAAGTTGAGATTGACGAAGAAACATTTTACATTGATTTTCTGAATAAGAAAAAAGGATTTAAACAAGATAGGATTAAGTTTAAATCTCACGATGCCGCAGTAAAATGGGCTAAGAAAAACTTTGATAGGTTTAACAGCGATATGATAAAAACTGAAAGTGTTAAAGAAGGTAGAAATTACAAATCAGAGTATGAGAACTACCATAAAGACCCTGAACAAATTAAAAGACGTGCAAAGAGAAATGAAGCACGAAGAATGTTGAAAAATAGAAAAGATATTAAAGGGAAGGATGTTCATCATAAAGATAACAATCCTATGAATAACGATAAGTCTAACTTATCAATTGTGTCGCAAAAGTTCAATAGAACTGAACCGAGACTTAGAGTAAATGCAGAATGGGTAAAAGCAGCTGCCAAGAACAAAAACAAGGGGAAAAAATAATGTCAGACGGTAACAAAAATAACAATGGAGTTCATGAAGTGGGGACAGAGGAAACTCGTCTTGCATATCAAAATGATACTCCTGGCCAACACGTTGAGAGATATCTCAATACAATCAATGAAGTGATTAACGAAAAGAAAGAGAAACAAAAGAAATCTTTCACTAAGGTATTCGATAATCCCCTTAAAGGATTTCCTTACAATGAAGAACTTGACGATAACTTCGTTACACCCCTAGAAGAAGAAGAAGAAATAGCAGAAGGTGCAATGAGTGAACTACTTATAGATATTCAACAAGGTGCAACTGCGAAAGAACTTGCAAGAGACCACAAGATATCTCTACAAAACGCTAAAGACTTCCTTAAAGATTACTACAGTCAAAAGAAAAAACCTCTTAAAATGGGTGAAGAAACAGAAATTCTTAAGAACTATGATTCTTTACTTGAAGCAAAAGACTTGATGCCAGATATCAAAAAGATTGTAGATACTAAATCTGCAACAAAAGTTGGCGGAGTCATGTTAGATATGTTTACTGCATCTATGATTTTAACAGTTTACGATAAAGTAAACGACCAAAACAAAGATAGAATGGAGAAATCAAACATTCAAACTCTAGTACATATTGCACACAAAGTAATGGGTGTTAAAGAAGAAACTATATCAGAAGGTAAGAAGATTCAAGACATAGTTCGTAAACACAAAAGAGAACTTCAGAAAGTACAAAAAAGTGGTAACCTAGAACTATCTAAGAAAGCAGAAGACGAACTTACTAGTTGGGCAAGTTCCAATGGTGAGATTCGTGGAGACGATGAAGACGAATTCATTGAATGGTTAGATAATAACCTTGATGATTTAATTAAAGGTAAAATCAAAGAAGGTGTTAAAGAAGAGATAGAAGAAGCATATAGAGACGGTGGTGCTAATAGTGCGAGATGGGCTGTAAACAAAGCAAAAAACAAAAAGGATATGAGCGGTGCTAAACTTACTGGACAAGAGATTTCTGTTTACTTTAGAAGGAATAAAGTCAGTGATAAAATGACTAAAAAGGCTGTTGAAATCGCACTTGACCATGGTGGTGCATACTCTTATGCAATCAAACAGATTGAAAAACTTAAGAAAGGACTCTCTAAAGATAAGGACGTTGAGAAAGCACTTAACTATGCAAACTTTGGTGAATCAGTAAGAGTTAAAGAAGTAGGATTTATGTTCAAAGAAGATACACCAATTGCAGGTAATATGCAGGTCGAGGGAGACCCATATCTACCTCAGAAGAAAGGTGTTAACAAGAACATTGCAAACTACTGGAATAAAGAGATTAAAGGATTGAAACCAAAAGAATTGGAAGCAATCCAATCCATGTACATGATAACAGACCATAGTGGTGTTGTTCAAATGTACAAAGCAGGTAAGAGAGACTTTATTAAGTCTATAAAAGAATCTAATGGAAAATTAACTCGCACTACTAATGAAGCAAAAGGTAGTGGTAATATGTATCTTGAAATTCGATTTAATAATAGAAATGAAGCTTCTAGGGCAATGGATGTAATTGGTGGAGAATGGTATATGTCAAGAGCAAGTGAAATTGAAAACGAAAAGGAAACCGTTCAATTTTTTGATGTTAACAGTAAAGACATTTTAAAGATGTTAAAACAAGAAAGAAAACTACCAAAATTTAAAGTCGTAACAGACGAAAAAATGTAATTTTAACTAACTAAATACTCGGAGAAGTCCTTGAAGGATATCTTGTCGGAACAACATGGAACGGGTGTTAAATATCTAATTAGGACGTTTAACGAATCGGTTCCTTTAGAGATTGTGAATGGTATGAAGAAGACCATGCATATTTTGAGTGGTAATGGGTGGTGTATGAGAGAACGAGGTTATATGCCAATTGAACTAGAACTGGGTAAAGAGTACACAATGAAGGGGAACCTTGAAAAGGGGAAATCTGAGTTGGTAGTTAGAATTCAAATAACATAAATAAAGATATGAGTCATAAAACAGAAAATTGGCAAGAAGCCTTACAAAGAGTTAGAGTTGGTCTCGCAGAGAACACTGAAACTCCTGTAACCGAAAAAACTGAAGACGAAATCATCAGTGAGGAAATTGATGCTCTTATTGGTCTATTAGAAGACGATAAAAAGCAGGATGCATTGAAAGATATTCCTAGTGCTGGAGACAAGTTCGATGCAACTAAACTTAAAGATTCTAGTGGCAAACCGTTGTATGATACTGGTATCAAAGAACAACAGGAAAGACTTGAAGGTATGTTAACTAAACTTACCGAAAAAAATATGTTAGGTAGACTTGCAAAGTCAATGGAACTTAACGAAGACAACAAACAAAAATTATTCGATTATTTCGAATCAGGAGAGTTAGAACAATGAGTTTTACAGGATTTCAATTAGGTTTAACAGATTCGTTAATAGAAGCGTCTAAAAAGGTTGTAGAGTCATCTGCAGAATATAAGAAGTTTTTTGACGGTGCATTAAAGAAATTTGGTGTTACATCACCAGCAGAATTAACGGGTGATAAGAAAAAAGAATTCTTTGATTACATCGATAAGAACTATAACTCAGATGATGAGAAAGGTGAAGATGGAGTTAAAGAGGGAACATTACCACCTGCATTGCAAAAAGCAATAGACAAGAAGAATGGTAAAAAATCTGATGACGAAGACGAAGACGAAGATAAAAAAGAAGTCAAAGAAGGTGAATTACCCCCAGCACTAAAGAAGGCAATTGCTAAGAAGAAAGGTGACGAGGATGAAGAAGAAGAAGTAGAAGAATCTCCAAAACCATCAAAAAAATTCCTTAAAGCAAGGTACGGTTAATACCATGAGTTTAGTTAGAGTCATCAAAGAACATAATATCCTTGCAGAAGCAAGTAGAGATTATTACAAAAAAGTAGATGCTCTTATTGCTAAACATGGGGAAGAAAAAGCATTCAGATACAAGTCACCTATGAATGGTAAATTGATTACAGATATCAAAAAATTGATGAAAGATGAAAAAGAACATCCTCAGTCACAAAAAACTTGTACGGTAATCATGAAGAACCTTAATGCAGGTATTGAGATGATGGGTTACGAGGACACCATTGTTATGACAGAAAAACAACATAATTCAATGTCTAAAGATTTTGATGGTGATACAATGTTTAGAGAAGACCTTGCAAAAATATTAATGCAAGACGACATTATGTCATACGCAATATTTGGAGAGTAATTTTGAATATATTTGAAACTTATAGAACTTTAAAAAATATCCAAGAAGAGACGATTGTTTATAAAGTTAAAGGTATACAGAAACCTGAAATGGATAAATTCAATACATCTGCAAAGTTGATGAAGTTAAAGGTATCGTTTAAGAAGCAAGGTAGTGATACTCATGTAACTATGACTGGTACTAAGAAACAATTGAGAGACTTTGATGCAGTTGCAAGAGGTAAATCATCATATGGTGACCCTTCAACAGTACAACACTTTGACGAGAGTTTAGAAGAAGCAAAAGCACCAAAGATGAAAGGACTATCAGTATACGGTTCTGAGATTAATGGATTAAAATGGAAAAATGGTACTTATAGTGCTAAAGCGATAGTATATGGTAGTAATAAATTGGGATTTAAAGTCCAAAATGAGTTTGGAGATTTTGAAACTCTTGACCTTAAATCATTCGCTAAAAAGTTCGGATAAAAAATGGATAGAGTAGACGCTAGATTCAAAACCTTTAAAGAGAAAATTAAAAAACTTGGTTACATGAAGGGTGAGGCGAAGAAAGTTGCTTCCGTCATGGAAAAGGTCGCAGACTTCGGGATGATGTCTGATGCAGGTAATCAAAAGGTTGCACGTGCCGTTGCGAAAGCAAAAAACGAGAAAGATTTGAGAGATGCGTTAAAGAAAATTGCTACGATGGCAAAAGGAAAATACGCAGAAGCTGATGAAGACGATGTAATCCAAAGAGCAATTTGGGCAATGGGTTCTTCAGCACAAGGTATGCAACTGAGACCTGATGCACAAGTACTAATGCAATTCAAGAAATTGATTGACACTGGTAGAGACCAAGACATCAGAACAGATGATATGAAGACTATGAAGGTAAAGGCGAAGGATGCAGAAAAGGTTTATGACGTTTTAATGCAACTTAAGACACCCGACAGGTCTAAATACCTTATATTATTACAGAAAGACATAAAGTCTTTCAAAACCAATTTTAATGGCATACTTAAGTTTGCCAATAAACAACTTAAAAAATAGGGGATAGAAAAATGGCATTATGGGGACATAAAGACGGTACGGAGAATAAACCTAATTGGTTATCTACTGCCGAAAAAGAAAAAACACAGGCAACTGCATCAGGTTGGGAACTCTCAACTGTTGTTGGTTCTAGAACTCGTAAAGAAGTTTTAGTATCAATCAATGGTTTGAATACTCTTCTTGCAGGTGCTAACATCACATCATTCTTATGGACTACTACTACAGTAGATAAATCTGAAGGATTTACACTTGGTTTAACTGCAACATTTAATGAAGCAGTAGACGTAACAGGTTCACCTACATTTACAGTAGTTAATGACCAACGTGCAGACCATGTATTAACATACTTATCAGGTTCAGGTTCAAATGAGATTAAATTCGCACTTGGAATTGCAGCTGCAAACGCCGCTACTAACGCAGGTGACGTACTTTCAGTTGGTGCAAACCCAATCGCACTTGCTGGTGGAACGATTAAAGATGCAGGAACTTCAGTAGTTTCTACAATCACTTCAATCGCTTCAATCGGAACTGCTGCTGGAACTAAAACAGTAATTGCATAAGGTAGGTTAATATGAAAGTAAATGTACTAGGAACAGAAGCCGCTTGTGGAACAAGTTCAACGAACGGTTCAAACTTCGGTAGTGGAACTTGTGTTAGACTTCACAATAGTGGGTCTACTGCAAGATTAGTATCTGTAGAAACTTCTGCAGCTGCACTAATCGGAACATTTACACTAGGTGTAGGAAGTACAGTTAACTGTTCAAAGAACCCTACAGACGAAGTATTTGCAGCTCATGCTGAAGTGCTTGGAGTCTCAGTAGGAATAATAGGATAATAATATGAAAAAATTTGCAGAATTTATAAACGAAGGAACTTCACACGATAGTGCAGGATTGTCATCTACTCATGTCCCCCATGATATCAATGACCCTGAAGTTAAAGCAAGGATTAATGCTATCCTTGGTCATTGTGCAGTAAGTGAATTCTTAAACCCAAGTGCCGCTGTTGGACAAATCAACGCAAAATTAGGTCAACTTGGTATCGCACTTGATGGTGATGCTCCTGAAATTACTGAAGGTGGTAACTACACTATTTCAATGAAGAGATACGGAGACCAATTCGGTAAAACCGTTGACACACCACATGATGAATTTGACAACCAAACAGAAGTGGTAACATTATCACTTAAAGTAGAGAAACTAGAAACAGGTTCATTCAAAGTATACGGTTCAATTTAATCTCCTAAATACTTTTAGGATTTTAAACATATATTATGGATAACACATGGGTCTATTTGACAAACTTACTGTAAAAAACTTTAGTGCATTCGCACTGCAAAACTACGATGACCCTCAATGTGCAGACATTGAGGAATTTCAAGAGGACTTGAGAAGGTTTAGATACCTCAAGAGACTTCTACATCGATATCATGAAGCAGGTGAACTTAGAGAACGTCTAATGTTAAATCATCTCATTACCATATTCAATGTATTTGGATATGATTCATCAATGAGAATGTTAGAATTTAAAATCCAAGAACCAAACTACTGGTCATCCATCAAAACAATGTTATTATACCTAGGTTATATCGAGGATTCGTGGGAAACAGACATCCCAATTAACGATGAACTCGCACAAAAACTGAGAGATTTATAAGCTCCCATAGCTCAGCTGGTAGAGCAACTGATTTGTAATCAGTAGGTCAACCGTTCGAATCGGTTTGGGAGCTCCATATTAGGGGGTTTAAAAGACCTAAATAGATATATGCGTATAGTAGACACATTAATAGTATTCCGAATTCTGAAGATGTTAACAACACCTTGGAAGAAGTTTGAAGCTCATAAGTTGGGATTAATCGATGATAAAGGAACTCGACTAAAAGACAAGAAAGTAGAAACCTCAGCTGAAAAAGAATCATACTCATTACTTCATAGGTTAGTATTCAATCTAAAAAGAATTCTGAACAAAGTCCCATTTGGTAAAACTGCATTTGCATCTTATGCTGTTGCATTACTTTTACTGAAGGAAGAAACTAAACTTAACGGAGAACAGATGGACGAACTTTGCGAGAAGTTCTACAGACTCCTAAAGACCGAAGGTGTCTTACAATCAGAGATGATTACAGAGACCACTCAGGTTCCCGAACTCATGGTCGGATGTAAATACCGTCTAAAGAGACAATTACATGAACAGAACAATACAACCTATCTCGCAAAAACAGAAGTAGATGTTATTTCAGAACATAGTTTGGTGTTCGGATTAAAAGTTTATGTTGCATATATTAACAACGATAGAATACTGGTAACTGGCGATGACTTATATTAAAAAACAACAGTTAAAGGTATGGGAAGATGCAGCCATGAATTCGACTGGTGTTGGAATGTCCTTACCAGTAGATGCAGTAAAGAAAAAAAAGAAGAAGAGAATGCCAGATGAGGTATTCAAGGTATTAAAGCGAAAACTTTAACGGTTACATTATGAAATATTTGAATTGGTTAGCATTGATAACCTCAGTCGCAATTGCAGGAATAGCTGCATACTTTTCCGTATTAGGACTTGCAACAATATTTGCAGGTGCATTCATGGGAATTGTTATCATGGCAGGTGCATTAGAATTTGGTAAAATTGTTAGTGCCGCCTACTTACATCTCTTTTGGGATAGACTCAATTATCAAAAATGGATAATGGCATTCATGGTCTTTGTCCTGATGTTAATCACATCACTAGGTATATTCGGATACCTATCAAAAGCACATTCAGAACAAACAGGTGATACTGCACAAGCACAATCAATTGTTAATCGAATTGAGAATCAAATTCTCAGAGAAGAAAACAAAATCCAAACTTACGAAAACCGTATAAAAACACTAGGTGTATCAAACATCGATGTAAGTGAGTCTATATCCCAACAGGAAGTAATCAGAGATGGTGCATGGGATAGAGTCAAGGGAGATATCAACTATGCACAAGGTCAGATAGAATCACTAAGAGTCGAATTAAGTACACTTAATGAAACATTGTCAACTTTAAGAAACAAAGGAGTGGCAACTATAACAGTTCAAGAGGGTGGAATATTCTCTCAAGATGATGTAGAGGTCATTGATTACGTTGCACAAGCGAATGAACTATTCATCCAACAGGGTGACTATAGAACTCAAATAAGTGATGACATTGCAGAACAACAGGGTAATATAGATAGGTACAGAACACAAGCACAAGACACTATAAACGATGCTAACAAAGAAATAAAGAGATTACAACAATCATCCACTGGAGATGTAGATGAGATGATTGCAAAAACAGAAGAATTCAACTTGTTGATTGATGGGTCTTATGATATAATAGATGGGTATAAGGATGATATGTTCAATTCAAAACAAATTATCCTTACACTAGAACGAGAAGTTGGCCCGATTAAGTATATTGCAGAGGTAATGTACGGTCAAGAAGAGTCTGTCAAGTACCTTGACAACGCAGTTAGATGGGTCATTTATATGCTTATCTTTGTGTTCGACCCACTTGCAGTGTTACTATTGATTAGTAGTGTAGGACAAGTCGCAAGAGAGAAGGAGATAATTGAAGAGAAAAAACCACCAGTTATCGAACAAAGATATGTGTTACAAGTACCAAAAAATCGTGTTAAGAACATGGAAAAAGACTAAATAAACATAAGAATAAAACCAATCATAGGAGAACCTGATGGCATTCGTAGAAAAAACAATAGCTGAAATGGAAGCAATGAGTCGTGTAGAGAAGAAAGCATATTTCGAAGGTGACGGAAAACCACCTAAACCTACAGGATACGATGCAATGGCAGCAGACGACAGTAACAAACTTGCATACGATGAAAGTCTTGCACAAAACTTACGTCAAATCGCTGGTATTGATGACGCTATAGCTAACGCAGAGTAGTATTAAAAACTAACCCAAACCCCCTTGTATAAAAGCATCACCTATAGTATAATAGGTGTATGCTTTGGTTAGAGAAAAAATATTTATCGATGGTCGTGTCCAACTTGGACAACGCCAAATGGAAGGGTGACACCACCCTGAATCATAGATGTCCCTATTGTGGGGACTCATCCAAAAACGAACATAAAGCACGTGGTTATCACTTTGTGATAGACCAATCGTATGTCTATAAGTGTCATAATTGTGGTAAATCTACCTCATCTATCAACTTCTTGAAAGACCATTTCTCAGTCATATATAAAGAGTATATGAAAGAGTGGTTAACCGAAAAAGGTTTCAAACCAAAGGGAAAAAAGATGCCAAGTGCTAACGCATTTAAGTTCCGACCAACCCAAGAATCCCTAAATAAAAATGATATTATGACCGTTGAAAATCTTAAGTTTCTAATGAAACCTTGTTCTGAGGTCTCAGTTGCTAGAGATTATCTGATGGAAAGACAGATACCTGAAGTCCATTATAAAGACTTATGGTACACTTCAACTCCTCAGAGTTTATCAATGTTGTGTGAAAAATATAAAGATAGAGTCTTAGGAACAGACCCAAGAATAATAATACCATTTTATAATGTAAACAATCAGTTAATTGGTTTGAGTGGTCGTGCAATGAACAACAGTCCATTGCGATATATGACCATGAAATTTGACGACAATGAACCGTTAATTTACAACCTACATAAAGTGGACAAAACAAAACGTATCTATGTGACCGAAGGCCCAATAGATTCAATGTTCCTACCAAATGCAATTGCTGTTGCAGGAAGTGACTTCACAAAACTAGACGATAGTATTAAAGAAAATGCTGTATTAGTCTATGATAATGAACCACGAAACGCAGAAATACTTAAGAAGATTGAACACGTTATCAACTTAGGATTTACCGTTTGTATTTGGGGTGACCGAAGAGTGAATGAATTGAAAGATGTCAATGATATGATATTAAACGGATTGACAGAACAAGAAATTGTTAGTATAATAGAGGACTGTTCCTATAGTGGACTCAGTGCAAAAGCAAAATTTATGGAGTATAAAAAGGTATGAATTCCCCGATGTTAGTAGTTAAGTCAGATGGTTCTAAGGTTACCATAGACCTAGATAAAATTCATAAAATGGTTCATAAGGCGTGTAAAGGTATTACAGGTGTATCAGAGTCCCTAGTAGAAATGAACAGTGGTCTTCAGTTTTCTGAAGGTATCTCAACAATAGACATACAAAAGATTTTAGTTAAATCTGCATCAGATTTAATCTCATTAGAAGCACCCAATTACCAATATGTTGCAGCCCGACTGTTACTATTCGGAGTTCAGAAACAAGTGTTCAACACTAAGTGGAAGGACTCGACCATTTACCCACCATTAAATGAAATCATTGAAAAGAATATCACGAAAGGTGTATACGACCCTGAGATTCTTAAAATGTATTCTCTAGAAGAGATAAGAGAATGCGACAAATACATTAAACATAGTAGAGACTTAACATTTACATATGCAGGTCTACAACAGATTGTAGACAAATACCTAGTCCAAGACAGGTCAACTAATGAAGTGTTTGAGACACCTCAGTTCATGTATATGTTAATCGCAATGACTCTATTCCACAATTATGACCAAGAGACGAGATTAGATTATGTCAAAAGATACTACGATGCAATATCAACTTTTAAAATCAGTATACCCACACCTATTATGGCAGGGGTCAGAACCCCCTTACGACAATTCGCATCGTGCGTACTCGTTGATGCCGATGATTCCCTCGATTCAATCTTTACGAGTGACATGGCAATCGGAAGATATGTTGCACAAAGAGCTGGAATTGGAATTAACGCAGGAAGAATACGAGGACTTGGTTCTAAGATACGAGGTGGAGAAGTCCAACATACAGGAGTCATCCCTTTCCTTAAAAAGTTTGAAGCAACAGTTAGAAGTTGCACACAAAACGGAGTACGGGGTGGAAGTGCCACGGTACATTTTCCAATCTGGCATCAAGAGGTCGAAGACATCCTTGTTCTCAAGAACAATAAGGGAACAGAAGACAACAGAGTAAGAAAACTGGATTACAGTATTCAGATATCTAAACTATTTTACGAAAGATTTTTAAAGAACGAGGACATAACATTGTTTAGTCCTCACAATGTACCTAAACTTTATGATGCATTTGGAACAGATGAATTTGACGAACTATACGAAAAGTATGAACGTGCAACCTCAGTTCCAAAGACTAAAGTTAGTGCAAGAGAATTGTTTACGGACTTATTGAAAGAACGTGCTGAAACAGGACGTATCTATATTATGAATATAGACCATTGCAATTCTCATAGTAGTTTTACAGACAAGGTGAACATGAGTAATCTTTGTCAAGAAATTACACTACCAACTGCACCACTAACGCACATCGATGGAGATGGCGAGATAGCGTTATGCATCTTAAGTGCAATCAATGTTGGTATCATCAAGATGGATGAATTATCAAACCTATGTGACCTTGCAGTGAGAGGACTCGAAGAACTTATTGATTTCCAAGAGTATCCTGTAGAAGCTGCGAAGAGGTCAACCCTCGCAAGAAGGTCACTGGGTATTGGTTATATTGGTCTTGCACATTTCCTTGCAAAGAATAGAGTTAAATATGACGACCCTGCAGCACATCGATTAGTGCATGAACTTACAGAGTCATTCCAGTATCATTTACTATGTTCATCCAATCAGATTGCATCCGAGAAGGGTGCCTGCGATTGGTTTGACAGAACAAAATATGCAGAGGGTTCATTACCTATCGACCATTACAAAAAAGATGTCGATAATATTACCCCTCATGTATTGAAACATGATTGGGAAAAATTAAGAACGTGTATTAAGGTTCATGGGTTAAGACACTCTACCCTTACTGCACAAATGCCGTCAGAGTCCTCTAGTGTCGTTTCTAACGCAACAAATGGTGTTGAACCACCTAGAGATTACCTTAGTGTCAAGAAGAGTAAGAAGGGAACACTTAAACAAGTAGTACCTCAGTACTCAATGTATAAGAACTTTTATACCTTACTATGGGATATGCCAGACAATGATGGTTACATAAAAACTATTGCAGTGATGCAGAAGTTCTTTGACCAAGCAATAAGCGGTAACTGGTCTTACAACCCTGAGAATTTTACGGATGGAGAAGTCCCCGTATCAGTTCTTGCAGGAGATATGTTGAAGACATATAAGTATGGATGGAAAACATCATACTACCAAAATACAATGGATGGGAAAACAGAAGACGTAATTAAGGATGAGAATTCAGCAATGAATGAATACATCCCACCTATGATGTCTTCACCCGATAGTGATGAGGAAGATTGCGATGCCTGTGCAATATGAAGATAAGAAAGTAAAAGTCGAATTATATGATACACCTGAAGGTGCCGAAGTTAAGACTAATGACGGTAAAATTTCAACTAAAGGGTGGACTAATCGATTAACAAAAGATTTCCAAGATAATGGTTATGTTGTTTTAAGGAATTTCATTCCCAAAGAAATCATTGATATGACCATGGATGCATGGAAATGTATCGAAAATAGACCTGAGTGGAATGACACATTCTTTGCAGTGGAAGATGATATCATTCATGATTCACCTAAATCATCCTTAAGAAAAAGTCAAGGATGTTATTCCTTTCCACCTTCAGTTTCCCTACATAGATGGTTAAGAGATAATCTAGACAAAGTTATTGATATGCAACTCGTAGAGACTTATGCATATTCTCGTAAATACGAAAGAGGTGCATACCTCAAGGCACATAGTGACCGACCTTCATGTGAAGTTAGTGCAACCATTTGTCTAAAGTATAAAACTGATGATAACACTCCTTGGAAGATATGGGTTCAGAAAGATGAGAACTATATCAATCATGCAAGAGGTGAAGGTCAAGAGATATTTTTTGAGAAGATGCAAAACATTCCTCATAGGGATAGAAAAGGAACACCTATATCATTAGAAGTAGGAGACCTCTTACTTTATCAAGGGCCGAATGCAGTTCACTGGAGAGACACTCTTCTAGGTGACCATTCATATCATATGTTTTTACACTTCATCAATCATGGTGGACAGATAAATTCATTTGATAAGTTCCATCAACCATGGACTAGAAAAAGGTCAGACGGAAGACCTCATAATGTATTTGCATATGATGGCAGACTTGATAGATATTCACATGAACAACAAGATTATTTTAAAGATGCAATGAAATTTTGGAATGAATGGTGTGGTGGCGGCCACGATTGGTTCGACCCATCAGATTATATAAACAACTACAAGAACCTACAAGAACTTGAGTTAACCGACAGAGATAAGAAGACACTAGATGACAGTATTTAATAAAAAGAAAGTAGATTTCACTAAGGAACAGATGTTCTTTGGCGAACCCCTAAACACTCAAAGATTTGATGAGTTCAAATACCCAGTATTTGATAAACTTACTCAGAAACAATTAGGATTCTTTTGGAGACCTGAAGAGGTGTCCTTACAGAAAGATAGAAGTGATTATCAACAACTTAATGATGCACAAAAACACATCTTCACATCTAATCTAAGATATCAAACACTACTAGATAGTGTTCAAGGTCGTGCTCCATCAATTGCATTCTTACCATTCGTAAGTATTCCTGAATTAGAGTCATGTATCATTACATGGGATTTCATGGAGACCATACATTCACGAAGTTACACTCACATTATAAAGAATATCTATAGTGACCCTAGTGATGTGTTCGACACTATCCTAGAAGAACCAGCAATCCTTGCTCGTGCAGAAACGGTGACACAAAAGTACGATGAGTTTATCAATATCGGAAGACGTAAATTGATGGGTCATAAAATAGATGATTACGATTTATATAAGGCACTTTACCTTGCATTGATATCAGTTAACATCTTAGAAGGGATTAGATTCTTTGTTTCATTCGCCTGTTCATTCGGATTTGGTGAGTTGAAAATGATGGAAGGAAGTGCAAAAATCATATCTCTAATTGCAAGGGATGAGTCTCAACATCTTGCAATCACAACACACATATTGAAGTGTTATCAGAAACATGAGAACAACAAAGTGATGAACAAGGTCATGAAGGATTGTGAACCTGAAGTGTATCAGATGTATGAAGATGCAGTGAACCAAGAGAAGGATTGGGCAGAGTTCCTATTCCAACATGGGTCAATGATTGGTTTATCTACTCAGTTACTTGGACACTATGTCGAGTACACTGCAAACAAAAGATTAAGAGCTATCGGACTCAACCCTATATACGACAGAAGTTCAACCAACAATCCATTACCATGGACTGAACATTGGTTCAACTCAAGAGGATTACAGAACGCACCCCAAGAAACAGAAATCGAATCATATGTGATTGGTGGTATTAAACAAGATGTTGATGATGATTCGTTTACAGGATTTAAATTATGATTGAGATATGGGGGAAAACACAATGTCCCTATTGTGACATGGCGAAAACACTATGTGAAAGTAAGGGTATAGAATACACTTACCAACAATTAGGTGAGGACTTTACTAGAGAAGATTTAATGGAAATATTCCCAACTGCACGAACCTTCCCACAAATAAAAGTGGACGGTGAATCGATTGGTGGATTTGATAACCTAAAGGACATGATTGCATGAACAGATGGTGGCAAGTGTTATGGGGTAGTCAAGAAGAGAAAGACCTCGAACAGAAGATTGCAAACAAGGTTGTCAAGGAGATTAATCTCAAACAACATGAAATTGGAACTCCCAACCCCGATGATTTAACAATAGAAAATGCATATAAGACTAGGTGGATATGGTATCACACTATACTTGCAGGACTTATGTTCCTAATAGTTGTTGTCCAACTTGGTATATTCATATTACTCGCAGTTAAGTTATGATTATCCATGCATACGTTCACAACGAAGCACAACAGGGTGTAGAAGACATGAGGATTCGACATATGTTGAAGACACTAGACCCCAAAAAACATGATGTTCGTGTTTATGTCCTAGGACAAGACTTCCATAATTCAGATGTTGAACATAAGTTACCTTTTGCAACACTAGATGGTAAGAAGAAATCATTTGATAATTTATGGAAAGAAGTAATAGGAGAAAAAGTACATGATAAAGATATTTAAAATACATTGCAATAGTTGTAAGAGTGAATTGGATATTCATCATGAGATGGACTCACACCAATATGACATAGAGTTTTGCCCTTTTTGTGGGGAAGACATTGATGAGGATGAAGTAGAATTTGTCGATGAAATTGAAACAGAATAAGAGGGTATTATTACTCGATAATTCAGATGCATTTACTAACAACATTGCACAACTCTTCATCAACGCAGGTGCAGAAGTATTGGCATCGAGAAATGATGAACTCACTATCGAAGATGCAAAAGAACTAAACCCAACACACCTTTTCCTAACGCCTGGCAATGGGACTTACGATATTCATGGACTTAGACATCAAAAGTTTGTCCATGAGTTTCATCAGGACATTCCGATATCAGGAGTATGTTTAGGTCACCAGTGCATTGCAGCCTATTTTGGTGCAAAGATAGATTCTAATGTCGTCCCATTACGAGGAATTGAAACAGAATGTCAACATGATGGAGAAGGACTCTTTTCAGGAATTCCTACCCCATTTAATGTCGGTAGATATCACAATGATGTGGTCAATCCTGATTTAAAAGGAACTCCACTGGTTGTATCTGCATGGTCAGATGGATTGGTAATGGCAATTCGACACACTACACTACCCATAGAATCATTCCAAATACACCCTGAGTCATCCTTCACAAGGAACGGACATGGGTCAACTCTTATAGAAAACTTCCTAAAAACCCCTTGACGTAGACCCCCTTCTTATGTTATACTAGATGTATAGTTATGAGAAAGGTAAATAATTTTATGGTCAATGTCGGAATAATTGGTCAAATTGCA